AGCGGTCTACAGATTCTTTCCCTTCTTACCGGGGATGCCGAAAGTGCAAGCCATACGAACCTGAATTACAGGCACGAACCTTCGGACATTTACGGAAAGGTTTTGGGAGAGCTACACATTTTGTTAAGAAAAGATGATAGCGATTATGCAAGGTTTTGGGAAAGCAAAGGGCTGGATCGCAAGCTTACCAAGCCTGTTTGTATGACTCTTCCCTATGGCTCCACTTTGTATGGCATTCGGGCCGGGATTGAAGATTGGTATAGAACCAAGCACAAAAGTTTGCCTAAAGACATTCCAGACTTTTGGAAGTGTACTATGTACCTAGCCAAACAATGCGTTCAGGCCGTAAAGAAGTTTATTCCCAAAGGAATGGAATGTATGGAGTGGCTTGCTTCGGTGGCTAGTCCTGTGGCTAAGGCCAATAGCCCGGTGTGCTGGATAAGCCCTAGCGGATTCTTGGTGGCTCAGCCGTATATGGCGAGTAGCGGGGTTTCGGTTAAGACAAACTTGGCCGGGAAGTTTCGGTATGTTTTGTTACAAAAAGAAAACCTTAAAAAGGTGGACGATACCAAACAAAAGCTTGCGGTTTCCCCCAATTTTATCCACAGCTTGGACGCAAGCATCCTACACCTTGCCCTGTGCGGTTTTGAGCATACCAGCGTAGTGGCGATACACGATTGCTTTGGGACTCACGCCAACTTTGTCTCGGAGTTGACTCGCAAGATTAAGGCTTCAATGGTTTCCATCTTTAAAGATGACCAGTTAGTTGAATTCAAAAATTGCATTAGCCGTATTAAACCAGACATAAGCTTGCCTAATAACTTTGCTAGGGGCGACTTTGACGCTGGACAGGTATGGGAGGCCAACTATATCTTTGGCTAAACAAAAGGAGGACACAAAACAAATGAATCGAGAACCAAAACCATACGAGTTTGAGGATGAGGGTAGGCAAGTGACTACCTTTGTTCATTCCTCACGCTACGAAAACCAACCTGAGACTCAGGTAACAATGTCTACCCATTCGGGGAAGCTGGATGACATTTTGATTAGCTTCCAAAAGTTTCTTTACGCTTGCGGTTTCCGCTGGCCTAAGAATTACGTTTTGCAGTTTGCCCCGGCAGAAGTTTTTCCAAGAGAGGTCTTGGATGACTCGGATACTGAAGTGTCCGTGAACTAACCTAAAAAGGAGATACAACAATGGACAATAGAATACTTAAGCTTGTCTCCCCCAAGGGAGTTGCAAGCTACCCTAAACTGAATGAGCCTGACACAAAGTTTAAGCCTGATGGGGAATACTCTGTCAGCTTGCTTTGCGATCCAAACGAAGCCAAGAGCTTTGCCGAATCGGTGAAGGCTTGTGTCAAAGAATACTACGCCGAACAATGCCGACTTCTGAAGAAGAAGGAATTGAAGGTGGCGGAGCTTCCGATTAAGGAAGACACCGACAAAGAAGGAAACAAGACCGGGAAGATGCGGATTAAGTTTGCTCTTTCCGCCAAGGTTAAAAGCAAGAAGTCAGGCAAAGAATGGGAACAGCGTCCCGCTTTGTTTGATACCAAAGGAAAGGTAATCAAGGAGCGAGTTGGTGGTGGTAGCATCATTAAAGTTGCTTGCGAGGTGTTCCCTTGGTACACCCCGGCTCTTGGGGTTGGGGCAAGCCTTCGTTGCAAGGCCGTTCAGGTGATTGATCTTAAATCCCCTAGCGGTGTTGCCAACGCTGAAGCCTTTGGCTTTACGGCAGAGGAGGAAGGATATGTTAGCGGAGGTGAAAGCCTTCCTGACAATGTGTTTGGTAGCGATGCCGAGGCCAAGGGGAATGGCGACTTCTAAACCAAAGAAGTATCGTTCCACGCTGGAACACAACATAGCCCTACACCTTGAAAAGGCGGGGGCTAAGTTCCAGTACGAATCCATCCGTTTGCCCTACATTCGGAAGTGTGCATACACGCCTGATTTCATCTTGTGGAATGGAATCATTGTAGAGGCAAAGGGGTGGTTTCGTTCAGCCGACAGGTCAAAGTTAGTGCTTGTCAAAAAGGCTAGTCCGTGGATTGATATTCGTTTGGTTTTTCAAAGAGCCAGCAACAGGCTTAACAAACACACCAAAACAACATACGCAGAATGGGCGACCAAAAATGGTTTTCCTTTTGCAGAGGGCCGAATCCCTGAGGATTGGCTAAAGGAGAGAGATGAGCTTAGAAAACTTGCTAGACTTTGTAAACGATTTCGAAGCAAAATATGGGGCGAAGCCAACTAGAATTGGCATAACCAAAGACCGCTTTGAATATCTTGAGAAACAACTAGAAGAACAAGCCCCGGTTAAGTACACGGCTTGCTATCTAGGCACAGCCAAAATACGTTTGTTTGGTACGGAGGTGTTTTGCGTTAAATGAGCAGTTTCGTAGCACACGAACCTTGCTCAAAATGCGGATCATCCGATGCCCTTTCAAGGTATGATGATGGGCACGGATATTGCTTTGCTTGCAGGACGTATTTTAAGGCGGACAGCAACACAACAAACACAGCACAAAGGAGGATGACTGAAATGATGCCACAGGAAGCTTTTGTAGATGGCGAACATATTGATTTAAACAAGCGGGGACTGACCTTGGATACTTGTAAGAAGTGGGACTATAGGATCGGGCACTACAATGGTAGGCCAGTTCAGATTGCCAATTACAAGGATATGGACGGCAAGGTTATTGCCCAAAAGATTCGGTTCCCTAACAAGGATTTTAAAATTATCGGTGATGGGCACAGGATGGGGCTTTATGGAATGCACCTTTGGAAGGGGAATTTTAAAATGGTTACGATTACGGAGGGGGAAATTGATGCTCTTTCCGTAAGCCAGCTTTACCAGAATAAGTGGCCTGTTGTCTCTGTACCTAATGGTGCTCAGGGAGCGGTCAAAGCCGTGGCTAAGAACTTGGAATGGCTTGAGCAGTTTGAGGTGGTTGTGTTTATGTTTGATAACGATGAGCCGGGGATACAAGCCAGCAAGGAGTGTTCTGCTCTGCTGTCCCCTAGGAAGGCTAGGATTGCGAGCTTACCATTAAAGGATGCAAATGAGATGCTTGTGGCCGGGAAGGGGACAGAGGTTATTGACGCAATGTGGAGGGCCAAGGAGTACAGGCCCGATGGGATTGTTGGAGGAACTGATCTTTGGGAATATATAACTAAAGTTGACCTTCAAGAAGCTATTCCATACCCATATCCGGGGCTTACTAAAATGACCCACGGATTGAGGAAGGGGGAGCTTGTAACCATAACCGCTGGATCGGGGATTGGTAAGAGCCAGTTCTGCCGGGAGCTAAGCCATCACTTGTTGGTTCACGGCCAAAGCGTTGGTTACATTGCTTTGGAAGAATCAGTAAGGCGTACAACTTTGGGGATATTGGGAATTGAAATGTCTACTCCCCTTCATTTAAGGAAGGACATAGACGAAAAAGAACTAAAGAAAGCCTTTGATTCGTGTTTGGCTTCGGGGCGTTTCTTTACTTATGACCACTTTGGTTCAATGGATTCAAGCAATCTTATGAACCGAATTCGCTATATGTCCAAAGGCTGTGGATGTGGCTGGATTATCCTAGACCATCTTAGCATTGTGGTTTCTGGTATGGGTGATGGAGATGAACGGAGGTTGATTGATAACACAATGACTAAGCTTCGTTCTTTAGTTGAGGAATTAAAAGTAGGGATGATTATTGTTAGCCATCTTCGTAGGCCAGAAGGAAGGGGACACGAGGAGGGAGCCAGCACCAGCCTTAGTCAACTTCGTGGTTCTGCTGGTATTGCTCAATTAAGCGATATGGTTCTTGGGTTGGAACGGAATCAGCAAGACGAGGCACAGAGAAATAGAACAATTGTAAGAATCCTGAAGAACCGCTTTACCGGGGAAACAGGCATAGCTTCTTATTTGGAATATGACAACGAAAGGGGACGGCTTGTGGATATGGGAGAAGCCCCGGTTGATTTACCTGAGGAACTTCAATGAGCAATAGGACAAAAGGGGTAAAGGCACAGATTGGTTGGGGCATAGCCCTTTTGGAGGAAGCCCAAGAACGCCTTAAGAAATATAGGCAAGCCGAAGATCACGGAAGAAACCTTAAGCTTAAAACAATTCAAATGAGGATTGATATGGTTTTAGTGATTGCCAAAAGGCTGAGTAAAAAATACGATACACGGAAACAGGAGGACAACAAATGAACGCACTTGTGTTTGATTTGGAAAGTGATGGCTTGCTGGATGAGACGCAGAACATCCATTGTATTGTTATTCACGACACAAAAACCGGGGAAACTAAACGCTTTAACGATCAGCCGGGGGGCACACCCATTCAGGAAGGAGTGGATATAATTACAAATGCAGACCCAAAAGAGCATATTATTGTGGGCCACAATTTATTGGGTTTTGATATCCCTGTTTTATATAAGCTTTATAACGCTTATCCTCAGGCTTCTATTAGAGATACTTTGGTATGTACCCGCCTGATTTGGGCGGACATCAGGG